GGAACACCATGTGCTCGATTAACTTTTAATTTATTTGGAGATGAAAATGGAACGTTAATATTTTTTATTTTCTCAGTATCTCTTGGTTTTTCAATATCAACAATTGATGTAAAAGGTTTATCTATCTCATAACCTCTTACGTATGCTTTACCTGGTGATAATTCAATACATGCTAAATCATCAGATGGTGTATTTCCTTCATCTGTTTTTTGATTACTAAAATATATTCCATTTGTTCCAACTCTATCATTCAAAGAGTTATGTAGTGATGGAATGAAGGGTTTGACTGTATAATTACCAGACTCATCAAACGTTCTTTCTGCAAGATAATCACGAATTTGATTATATCTTGTTTTTGATTTTATCTTTTTAATTTTTCCATTATCAACTCTCAATATTTCAACAAAATCAGTATCTTCTAAATCAGTAAGTAGTTTTTTTGTTAGTGTTAATGTAATTTTTAATCTATCAGCACCTGGTGCAGCAAAATTTGTAAATCCTTTCGCATTATCGAAGAGTGATGAATCATCTTTCGATCCAATGAATGATTCTGTAACTTGAAGTCCAACACGATATGATGGATTATTACTATAATAATCTAAAATTAAAGTCTGTTGAGATACTTTTACAAAATATCCTCTAATAAAAAATACACCATCTCCTAAGGATGCAGCAGAACCCACTGATGTTGCATTATTAGATATTAAACTCGCAAAATCGGTGTTTGCAGATATAGTTGTATTTCCGTAAATAATATTTTCATTACAAATTAATGCTTCACCATCTGTAAATACACTATTACTGAAATCATCACCACTGTTAATATATTTTACATATATTGTAATATCATCAATTGGGTCTGTGGATGGTAATGCAATTCTTTCTACAGTTGCACTTACATTTGATATCTTTCCTGTTATTGTTTTTCCTACAAAATTTTCTAAGTAAACTGATATATCAATTCCAAAATTAGTTGCATTTAACTTAACAGCATTATATTGATTATCAAAAGTTATATTACCTGGTATTACAACAGACCCTTGTTTAAAAATATGACTACCAAAATCTTCAATTTGATTTTGTAAAATTGATTGTGAAGTTGTTAATTCTCTCGCTTGGACTGGAAATCCTGGATTAAATAACACCTTGTAAAAGTTATTATTCGGATCAAAGTCATCATAATATGGACTTACATTTAAATTTGATTTTTGTGCCATTTTTTAAAATTCCAGTATAATTTTGATATCTTCCTTCTGGCGAGGATCTCTTGTAACTAATGAACGATTATCAATATAGATTAATTCACCTGTCTTTTTATTTATCTCAGGATCTGCAACACCATTTGTGAAATTGACTCCAAGATCTACGACTTTTGAATTGATAGTGGTTGTAATTCCACTAAAATTTTGAACACCTACGTTTAAAGGATTTACAGTTGAACCTGCTTCAAAATCAACAATTTTTGAAATTGTGTCAACATCATCGTTGTCAGTTTGATCTTTTCCATTACTAAAGTATAATGAACGATCTCTTGAGAATTTAACTACGTTTGTAGTTGAATCATATGAAATTAAATAACCTCTTGCTGTTCCAGTTGCAGTATTTTGTGTAATCTCAACACCGATTGTTGGTGTTGATGCTGGAGTTGAATCCAACTTAATCGCATGAGTTGACGTAAATGTTGATCCTGTGTAAGCACTGTCACTACTAAATTGTTCTGGATTTTTAACGATTCCAACTTGTGAAAATTTAGTATCTGTTGGAAAATCTGGTGAAGAATCATCAAATCTTGCATAAACTAAAACTTTATCAGCACCTAACTCAGAATATAAATCAAATCCATGACCTCTTGATGGAGGTATGATTGGAATCAGTTTTGCTCTATCTACTGCATTAATCGTAGATGTTGCTTGAATGCCTTTTAAATTTACAATTCCATAAGTGTAACCTTGACCACCCTCCGAAACTACTACATCAGTAATTTTACCATTTGCATTTACAGTTACACCTACCTTTCCTCCTGTTCCATCACCAAGTATGTCTAAGGTTCGTGTTCCCTCTTGATATGCTTTAGAAGAACTGCTACCAGAATTTTCGATGTATACTTTTTTGATTTGATTATTATTGATTCTTGAGTTTGCTGCTTCTCTCACATCTAATATTGATGAATCAGTTGAAGTTGGCCAATCATTCGGAAGAACTATAAACTCAGTTGAATCAAATTTGATTATGTCACTTGGTGATATTGTGAAAAGATATTTCCATAAGTATCCATCTCCACTTGTGCCACCTTGTGGTTCCAAATCTGTATGTATCGGTTCGTCAAGTGAGTTTTCACCTTTTGCTGTTTCAGTGCCTGGTGTACCTGTAGATCCATTATCAATACACACATAAACTCTGAAATCACTATTAATGACATAATAATTAGTATCATATAAATTTGCTACTTGTGTATTCGGTGAAAGATTTGAAGAACTATAATCATGTCGATACATATCATATTTTGTGTTTCGAACCCATGAAACCTTTCTTACAACTCTTCTTACATTTGTAGATGTTATTTTTTTACCAAATAATGCAGTATCTCGATTATGAGATCTATTCTGAAGGTTATCAATCGGATTAAGTGGCCAATTAGCAGTGTCAGTCCTTCCAAATCCTATACTTGAAGGAGATGGATTTACTAAACCTAAAAAAACATAATAATTATTAGATGTGTCTAATAATGAATCTATGAAATTATTGGCATTAAATATTCTAAATTGATCTGTGACTACGGCTGGCATATTTATAGTTTTTTAGATATTTATAACAGTTTAGATGATCTTCGGTAAAGCACCAGTTTGTCTTAGAGTGTAAGACCCACCTGATCTCTGTATTGTTGGGAAAGTAGATAATCCAGAATTAACAGTTAAACCTGTTACACCAATTGAAATAGGTGTTGAACTTCTATTTAGTGATGATAATTTACCCCAAGAGAAGTCACCATTATTAAATCCTGTTAGAGTGACTATTCCAGTAACGTTTGTAGTTGGTTCAACATTACAAACAATCGAACCAGCAATACCAACATTACTGATTGCATGAACAACATAAACATTATCAAGGAACGTGGAACCAATACTTACTGTTGATATTCCAGTTTCATTAAAAGATGTAACTCCATGACCAACAGATGTTTGAGATATGAATATAGGAGTATTGACCACCAAACCAGTATAGTTTGCGATTGCATCTGTTCTCTGTAAATTAAATTCAATCGCTAATTTACCAGTGACTGAATTAGTTACGTTTTTAATTCCAGTCACAATTCCAGAGAAACCAGTAACGGAAGTTACAGATGTAATTCCCTCAGACACAACTGCTGATGGACGAACAAGAACTTGTGGAGCAATTGTATAACCTAAACCAGGATTTGTGATTGCAAATCCATCTATCACACCATTTGTTATGGTAACTGTTGCAGTTGCAGTAGTGGCAACTCCTACAGAACCATCTGATTGAATAAATGTCATACCTGCTCCAATACCATTACCAGTTGGTCGTCCAATTGATATTATAGGTGCAGATGTGTATCCGCTTCCTCCACCTGTGATCGTTAATCCCGAAACTGTTCCAGCAGTCGATACTGTTGATGTCAATGTTGTAATTCCAACTAATGGTAAAGGTACTCCTGAAATTATCTTCGCACTAAATCCATCTGCTGATGCAGTTCCCTCTATATCGAAGAATTTAGCATTATCTACAAATATTGTACTGGATGAAGTTGTGATATCTTTTATAACTTTTGCTGTTGGATAGATTTGAGGTTCAATTGAATCTCTGACTTTTGAAATGTTTCTACCCTCAATTCTTGTATCACGCTTTTGTTTAATAAGATGTATACCTCTGAAATTATCAGAATCAATTCCCTGTTCAGAATATAGATCTGTTTCAAATTTATCTTTTAGAGATAGATCAAATACAGTTCTCTTATCTTGTGCTTTTGAAGTACTGATTCCATCTGATTTTGTCAATTGAACAAAATCACCAACTTCAACTAATGGATTTTGATTTGTGCTAATTATTGAATCAACACCATCTTGACCTTTATAGATGTAAATTGATATATTGTCCTCTATATGTGGTGCTGTTGTGAATGAAATTGATGTTCCACCTTCGAATTGATAATTTACATCAGGTTGTTGAAGTACACCGTTTATGAAAATCACCAATAAATTCTTAAGTATGATATCAGATCCTGCTTTTGCTTCAATACTTAATAAATCACCATTATAAAATAGTGGGAAATTGACACGAGACCCATCTTGTAAACTTGAAATTGAATCGATATAGTCTAACTCACCAAACTGCCAGAATGAGAAGTTATCTGAATATGTTTCAACAACTTCAATCTCAAACTTTGATATTGGTGTAGGTAAACTACCATCAGTGACCAAACCAACTGGAGTAAATTTATCACCTTTTTTGAAACTGTATCCGTTTCGACTCAATTCAAAGTTCTTAACAGAGAATAAAGTTGATCCAATACCAGTTGCTCCTGAGTTACCAACATCAACAGTTATTAAAGCTCCAATTCCAGTATCAGTTGTGGCACCAGTTCCAACTCTTGACACACCCACGATAGACATATCATCATATGATGGACTTGGTGTGAATAGTTTTGGTTCTTTATATCCAGTTCCAGCATGAGGTATATTAAATGATAATGCACCACCTACACCAATCTCGGCAGTAATTGTTGCACCAGAACCAACATTCTTACCAACAAATGCTGTGATAGAATTTGTATTAAATGATGTAATTGAGGTCAATATACCTGATACTGGATCAGTTTTTCTTGGATATGGATGATTTGTTAAATAATCATCTTTTGAACAGGAGAATACAATTGAATTTGTATTAATACCAATTGAATTACTTGTTGTTAATCCATGATTGTCTATGAATAGAACAAGATCTCCAGTTACTGGATCATAAGATGCATCTGTGGGAGTCTTTGCATTTTGTCCCCAAAGATCAACATAAACTGAATTTTCTTCTGCACTT